TTACCTGCTCTTCTGTGTTTATCGCCCTCATGTTGAGCTGATGCGTTTGCGTGGTGTCGAAATCCGAAAGGTCGGAATCGATTAGCTCTTGCGCTCTTCGCTTTGCCAGTTCACCAGCCTCTTGCTCGCTCAACAATCGGGGATCTTCAATCCACGGCGTATTGTTAATATCAATATTTGGTTTTAAGGCTTTCTCAATAATCCGAATCGACGGCTCTTCCGGTACGGCCTGTCGCTTCATCTTGAAGCTTCTTAAAGCACGCGCAAGACCTGGACCCATTGCCATAAGGTATTTGTCTTCTTCTATAAAAGGAGAAGCAGGCGGCTGTGAAATTTCTGGCGCCTGAAAAGCAGAAGCCCCGGCATCGACCGGGGCTTCTTGGGTTGGTTGCGTGACCGCTAGTGGGTCATCTGGAGCGGGGATCTGATCAGTCTGATTTAGATCCAGTGGGCTTTGAATTGCCATTATTCGACGCTCCCGAAGTCGGTGTTGATTGCGTCATTGATTGTCCAGCCATATCGCTCGGCGAAGTCTCTGTCGACATCGTCGATCCTCGGTTGGAGTTCCGAGATGATATTACGAAGTTGCCCGAGAATATCGGACTGTCCTTTGGAGCTGTTCTGGATATACCCTTCGCCATTAGGTGCCTCTGACCAGTTGTTAGCTAAATAATTTGACTGAGTAGCAAATCGGTCTATAACAAACTCGACTTCCCATTCTACCTCAGTCATCACTTCCATTACCACTTTTTGAAAATCAAGATTACCCAAACCGTCGGGATTTTGACCAGGCTGCATATACTCAAAATTTATCAATCTGACCCCGCCTCTGGTGCTTATTGGGTTGAACTCGGTATGCCCCACTTTTTCGGCAACACGTTGCGCCAGCTCGGCAACCTCTTCTTCAGTAAATGGCCTGCCAATATTGATTTCGGCGCCGTCTTGGTCTTTCTTAGTGGACTTCCAGAACGGCCGATGCCAGGCGACTCCGTCCTGCTTCATTAACACCCCGCGAACAGCGGCGTATCGATTAATTAAATCTTCTATAGAGGCATCAATTTTTCCATAGGTTGGCCCCTTATACTGACGCGGCGCTATAACCTCGGTTTGAGATCCAGGACTGACCTTTCCTTCAAAATAGCCTGGTGCCTCAAAATCTCCAGGGGAGAGTATTCCAAGACGCTTGGCGACAATGTCGGCGCCATCATCGTCAAGGAATGCTTTAGAGATTGCTACATGGTATTCAACCTGCTGCGCATACGGAGCGTCAAACATCTCTGGCAGATGGGTCGCCGTTCTCCCAGGTATGCTCTCCCAGCTAACTTGGAGACGCATTGCATCCATTGCATCTGCGTAATCAAACTTGGCCGCTTCTATACCGATGCCTTCTGGCTTGCCCTTAACAGGCTCTTTAGCCTTAGCTGCCACCCAAATGGCTGCTTGCGTTTGTTGAGGCTCCCAAGGTTGATCGCCGGGCGCTAGGTTCTCATTAAACCGAGCAGTGATTTCATTAACCTTTTTCTCGACAAAATCGTACTGTGCCTCTGTGGGTGAATCTTTGTCATACCCAAACGCACGCATCATCCATACATCGACGGTTACGCCCTGGTCACGGGACGGATCAATAACTCTCATAAGATTGTTATAAAAGTTATTTGTTTTTCTTCCTTCCCAGGGAGTGCCATTAAGAACAGCTTCAGCTTTTTTACTCATCGCTGTTGGGAACATCCCAGACCGAATTGGCATTCCCGCCTTGTGTTGAAAATATGCTTGCAGCGCAAACTGCATATTGTTTTCAACCGGCGTATTAGAGCTAAATATTCCAATCAATTGAGCAATCTTTTCAGCTTCAACCGGATCGTTATTTACAGCGCGCATGATTGATTCACCGCTGCGCTCGTACCAATAACGACCCGCCTCACCTTCTTTTACTAACTCTGTAACTCTGCGCGTTAGACCTGCAAGGCTTTGTGGAGTAGTTATCCCGGCCGGTGCGCCGACATACTGACCAGTAGTGCCGACACGTTTCCCGGTCGCGCCGCCAGTAGTACCAATACCCATGTTTAGCTGACCAGGGGCAGGAACCAAAGACATCCAAGCATCGCCGGCATCTTGCAGCATTGACTTCACTGCTGGCCCAGCGCCCATATCTTTTGCTCTTTTTACAGCTATGATGAATGGTTCAATTAAGGCGCTAAGTCCTAAGCCCTCGAAAGCCTGCTTAGTTCGGGCTACAAGCCTTTCTTCAGGAGTTGCGTCCTCTCCAACCTGACTGTCTAGGAAATTAACCAGTTCATTCTCAACACCGAATTCTTTTAAAACGGTAGAAAGATTCCCGGCTTGAGGGTCGAATGTCGCATCGGCAAGCGCCCCAGCAGCCAGACCTCGTGCCATTTGTCCAGCGAGGCCACCCCCGAGGCTAAACACTGTTATAAATTGCGTTAAACCTTTTGCCAGTTCTTTAGCGATGATTTCTCCGTTAGGGATGTTTGGATCAACCTCATCGGCGGTGAATGCATCAGCCCCAGCAATTGTGATTGACGGAGCGTTTTGATAATTCGGGTCGTCAGGAGATACCCACTCAATCCCATTTCCACGGCCCCACACAACTTTTCCTAGAGGCATCTTAGAATCTAGGTCGGCGCCTAAGTCCAATATTCCTTGAATACCAGCCGGCACACCTTCGTAGATACCCTTAGCTAAACCAAGAGCGACAGACGCTGCACTACCAAGGAATCCAAAGTCCTCGCGCCAATTGCCGGAAAGCTGTCTTTCCCCGCCGGTTGGATAAAGCGTTTCAATGTCGTCAAGCAACGCTGCATCTGATTCATCAAAAAGTATCTCGTCTTGCGGTAAGAATTCACCCATGCGGGTTGCCATGACATCTCTAGCAAGACGCCGAGATACATATTTGGCGCTGTTCTTTGCAGACTGCCTGCCGCTGTATCGGTCAACCAAACTTGCTGACGTCAAAATATCCGATGGGCTGGCAGCGACCTGCTTTGAAATATTGTGGAATCCAGAAACAGCCGGGTCTTTCTGGTCAAAGACTTCATGCAAATAAGAAAATGCGACCTTTTGATGATCACCGGCGTTTTTTAAACGCATCATATGATCTAGCAGTTCACGAGAGTCAGTTTCAGACCAGGGTTCAGAAGAGTTGAAATATTTGTTATTAAACCTTGCCAGCTCGTTGTAACCGTATTCCGCTGCTAACCTATCATCACCCTCAAACGGCCTACCCTCATTCCACTCAAACAACACCTTACTAGAGTGGACCCAATCAGGATCTATGACCAGTTGCTCATCTACAAAATTTTCAGTTTTGTTCTGATGCGCTTTAAACACTAAATCAAAATGTTTCTCGCGGTCAGCACGGCGCGCCTCTGCGTTGAGGGCTTGCGAACGTATTTCTTTATTTATATCTGACATTCTTATAGCTACGGCGAAGTCCACAGATCGTATAAATTTTCTTCAATCAAAGTAGCATCGTCAGGCTCATCGGGAGCCGGTGTTTTTCGCGATGGAATCTCAATGCCTTCTTTCTTTAATTCCTCAATAGTTCGTTTTTTGGTCGCACTTTCTGGAAGCTCTACAAACTCTTCTAACGTCATTCCAGCGTTGCCAGGATCAACCTTCCCGATAATTTGCGCTGCTTGTGCCGCATCCGAAGACGACTTTGCTTGCGCTGCTGCAGGCGTAGACTGAGAACTCAACATCCTGTTGATATGGTCTTGAACAAACTTTAAGGCGGCGGCAGGTTTTTGCTCTGGCGGTATGTCGGGGTTATTAGTAATGGCTTCCTCCATTTCCTGATAACGGACCCTAAAATACTCTTTTTCCTTTTTAAGTTGTTCTGCGCTCTTAATAAAACTGACAGATCCTTCTGGAGAAATACCGTAGAACTCCGCAAGCATCTTGACCGCTAAGTTGCCTTTATTGCTTACCGGGTTGCTCGCAGAATCCCATTGGAGCAGGTCGCGCTCTAACTTTCTTTTCTTTTCCAGCAAGGCTCTACGATCGTCTATCGTCAGAGCGCTTTCGCCGATGATTTCTGTCCTGGTTACGGAAGACAAATTGTCTTCGTAAGAAAGAAGCGTAGCCGCGTCAGATATTTTTGGGCCTCCGTCGGAAGAAGCTTCTCGCCAAAGCGCTACCGCGTCTTTATATTGTCCAGAGTCGATTCGTTTGTCTTCTAGCATTTCTGTAAACGAATCTTCATTAAATTGAGTTGCGTCGCGTGTAATCCTGACATACAGCTCATCAACAAAATCTTGGCGATTTTGTTTGTACATCTTGTTTAAGCCATCAATCTTTGAATCGATCTTTGCCATAAGATCAATTTTCTGTTTTGACTCAAGCTGCGACCAAAAATCACTAACGACCCCGCTAACCAAAGTACCGTCTTGCGTCACAAAGTCAGGAATAACACCGTCGTTCAACTCTTTCTTAATTTCTTTGAGTTGATCAATAGCGCTGGGATCTTCATCGGCTACGCTAACGATCCGGTTACCATAGTGATCGACCGACAATAACTCTTTGCGTTTCTTAACTTGGTCGGCAATCGTTTGCCCGCTGAGAACCGCTTGCACCCAGCTTTGATTGGCGAATTCATCTACATCTGCTAGAGAATCCAACTCATTAAAAGCGAGCAACGCTTTTCCCTTCAGGTACTCAATGTGTTGCTTTTGATTAACCGCTGCAGCTTCTGTCAGCAGTGATGCTGTGTACGAGGCTGTACCTGACAAGAAAGTAGAACGAGCAGCGAACGGCAATGTATCGGCAATCGCTTGCCGATCGGTCATTAACCTGGCCTGAAACGACTCAAAGGATTTGCTGTGCGTTGGGTCGTATTTAGTGACTACCGCTCCCGTAATTAAATCTTCTTCAGTATATGTCTTAGCTAAAGGCATATCTTTGAGAGCAGACACCGAGGCGTCGCCTTTATGTTTAAAATTTAATGTAGCAGTTGCTACCTGCTCATCAAGATCTGCCTTTGCAAATACCTCTCCAAGTTTTAGCAGTCCATCGAACGCCGCCTGCATAGGCTTTGCCTGATCTAATACGGCCTGGGCTTCAAGCTGCACATTACGCTGACCCGCTCGCGGATCGCGCATATAGGCTTGCGGATTGCGTAGCACCGGGGTGACCATTGTGGGCGCAGAGCGTAAAACAGGAGTTACTTGCGCCCGGCTAGTTGATGGACTAGTCGTGTATTGAAATTTTGGTATGCGCATAGTTATACGAATTAAAATCCTGAGCTAAGGCCAGTTGACGAGCCTCCGTAACCGCTTAACGAGCTAAGGCTTGTACCGGTTGTGCTGCCACCGCCACCACCGTATTGCGCGTAGTAGCCTCCAGCTTGGACTAAAGACCCAATAAGGGTTGCAGTCGCTTGGGCGCGCATACTTGAAGCAATAAGACCAGCGCCGCGCTCCATCGATGCCGCGTTTGCTTCCGCGTCACGAACCATAATTCGAGCGTTAGCGGAAGCCTCTTCCTGAGTAACGTAGGCTTGCATACCGGCTACCTGCATCATGGTCTGTGCGCGCTGCGTAGCATCCAGCATGGTGAGATCAGCCCGACGAATACCCTCATTCGCCATCGAATCAATCTGCTTAACGCCGATCGTGCCTAAGTAGTAGCGCTCGTTGTAGGCATCAATCGCAGAATCCGCTAAGACTTCAAGCGGGGAACCTTGGTCGACTCGAATGCCGCTGGCGCCGGTACGCGCTCTGATTTCGCCTTGTAGTGCCTGATCCTGCTTAATGTGACGACGCAGCATCTCGACATTTTCAGTCTTTGCAAGATCAATGTTTTCGATTGTGGCATCAAGAATTGCCAGAGAGTTTGCTTCGGCAACATCAATAATGCTGCGTGCGTTGACATCAGCGGCGCCAAGGATGGCTCCGGCATTCAAAGCGCCAATGCGCTCAATCTCAGATGCGTTAGCTCCAGCCACCTCGCGAAGGTCAGAAGCGTTTAACGAACCCACCTCTAAAGCACGCCTAGCTGCTTTTCTTCCAGCTGATGCGCCTGAAAGTCCCTGGACAATTGAGGCGCCTACAAGAAACGCGGTTACTGGATCCATTTAGCCGCCTCCTACACCCAGCGTTCCAAAGATGGAAAGCAAATGCGTTGGCCCAGGCAAGTCCTGGGTAATCGTAATCTGTCCGTCCAGGTCGTAACCCTCATTGTGAATTCGCACATCGCCTGTTGTTTTTGGCTCTGCGGTACCCATCCCGGTTGCCGGTGTTCTGACCGGTGGCCGAATGCCGTTGATCTTGGGAAAGAAAGAGTCATACAAGCGAACGTAAATTTCATTCCATCGTTTACGCCGGCCTTGTGACGTGCCTGACGGGTTGCCGCCTTCTACGCGCAGCGTTTTGATGGTACTGACAAACGGTAGGCCAATTGATGCTTCTGACACCGAGAAGCCACCGAAGGAGACGTTGCCGCTCGACACGGTATCGTTCGGGACAACCGCATTGTCACCAAGGATGCTTACCTCTTTACCCTCAAGATGCGATAAGCCACCGCTGGTGATTCCGCTGATTGCAGCGCCGCTATACGTCAGCGCGGAATCAACGTGGAGGTTAGGATCAAGGTACTCCACATATCGTTTTGTGGTGCCGCCAATTGTTCGTTTTACAACGACCCATACCTGGTCGACCGACGTTTGCGGTATTACCGAAACAGACTCGAACAAGCCGTCCGTGGTGTGGCGATGCCATCCCGCGACGCTGCGCGACTTATCGTAGGTCAGGCCAGCCAGGGTGCCGTCATCAAGTGCGCACCAAAGAATGCTGTCCGGGTGCATCTGATACGCCATCTCTTTAACAATTTTTTTTCCGATATGCTCACCTAGGAACAAAAGATCCTCAGACTCATAGTTATCGGACGCCCAGGTGTACTCGTAGGATCGAATCGCAGTACCGGTAGCAGTTACAAACAGGGTCTGATAACCGATGTGACGAGGCTGGATGTTTTTGCCACCATAAGAAGTTTGTCGCGTAACCTGGACGTTGGTGGGCGTCAGTGCATCGTTACCGCTGGACACCTTAAACTCGCCGCCACTGGTGCCGACCAGGAGGGAACCACTTGAGGACATCCACTGAATCGTGTTCAGCTTGTAGGACACAATGACGTATTCAAGAGCGTCATCTGCCAATGACCCGACAGTAAAGTTTTCAAAGTCATCGGTCTTGCTGGCATACAGCGTTTGCGGGTTGCCTGCAGTTCCTCCAAACCAAAGACGCTGCTGATGAAAAGACACAGCGCGCGGATATTTATCAGTCACGTTCCATTTAGGTGCTGTAAATGTCGGCGCGGTTAGCGTCCAGTTGGTGTTGGAAATGCGCGTAAGCTTGTACGGTGCGACGTCGGGATGCACGATATACATCGTGTCAGCGGACTGAGCGACCTGCAGCTCGGCAAGCTGCGCCTCGGTATACGGCGATGCGATCTCGTAGGCTGAACCACTAGACTGAATCTGTCCGTTCTGTGTGTAAAACCGGACATACAGATCGCCAAACTCAAGGATGTATGCCTGCTCTCGGTTAAACTCAAACCGAATCAAGCGAACTTTTTTGGTTGAGTCTTTTACTTCAGAAACGAAATGCGTACCGCCACGCCTCTCGACGCCGCCGTGCATATTGATAATGAAGTTTTCACAGGTCTCGACAGCATTCGCGTATTTCTCCGCGTCTACCCTGCCATGCAGGATGGGAGAAATTTCACCGGTAAGAAAGTCGGTTTGAATGGCGTGGGTGCGCGCCATTTACCAGTACGCCTTCCCGAATCGAATACCCGTGCCAAGCGCGTTGTTTCTGACTTCTTCAAACCGTGTCGATTTGAAATGATCCCTAGAGGATTCGATCTGGTCGATCGCCTGTGCCTCGGCCAGCTTGCTGGCGTAAAGCTGATACATAAGCTGAGACAGATTGTTCGACTGCACCAGTGTGTAGGCAGCGTCAGCCGCTAGGCGAGCTGCTAAAGCTTGCGCTAACAAGCTATCGATCTCGCCAAGCGAATCTGGGCGACCAATAAAACGAATTTTGCAGGTGCCGGCATCCGTAAGAAGGAAACGTCCCTCGACCCGCCAAACGTCCAACGTCGTGGTTTCGTTCATCTCCAACACACGCAGACAATATGGATCTGTCGGTAGTTGGTATTTGTAGCTGTAGCCAAACACTGGCGTATCCGTGGACGCTGCAAGCTGCCGTCTGTAGGTAGCACTATTCCAAGGATACGCACGCAAGACAGCGTCTTGTACGCTATCGAACAATTGGTTCATAACCGCTGACTCTGTGCTGCCGTCAGTCAGCGACGTGATGCGATTCGCGCCTAACAACGTCAATGCGTCGTTAATAATAGATAGTTTGCTGGTAGCCATTAAGCCCCTTTACGCCATCCTCTATTTTGTTTCTTTGAGGTAACGCGCAGATTGCTGCGCGAGTTGTTTTGCGGATCACGGTCTTTGTGATCAACATCTTTCCCATCGCCCTTTCTCACTTTGCCAGCTGCCTGCATCATTCGACGCGCAGCGTTTCGCGATGCTCGTCGTTTCTTTTGCTCTGGCGTGGCGTGGTACTCGTCGTATTCCTTTCTGTAGTTTCTATTCATAAAGAAAAGGCCGGCCCGAAGGCCGGCCAATCCCCAGGAGAGAAGGTATTAGCCTTACGGAGCTTCGTAAGCCTGCACCTTCACAACTTTCGCATCTTCGACACGGGTGGCCGCCATCGACCAAGCCATGTACACCTGCCATCCATACGACAGGTCAGGACGCTCATCGATCTTAGTCACCATGTCTTTGCCGATGGCAAGACCGAGACCAGATTTCTGGAACGCGATGCAATCACGGATGTTGGTGTTTTTTGCCAGACGCTCGCTGCGAACGAACTTGAAACCAAGGTAGGAGTCAATCTGACCTTCTACCAGTGCCTTACCTTTTGTTCACTTGAGGACGCTAACCCTCAAGCCGCCTTTCGGCTGCTTACAGTCGCCTGTAAGAGCAGACCATCTCATCACCCTTTCGGGCGCTCTGCGCTTCGGCCCACTTGGGCCTACTCCCTTTCGGGATGGTCGTTGGACGTTCCCCTTGCGGGGCTTCGCTGCTGATTGTCTCTAAGAGAGTTCCCAGCAATTCACAGAGTTTTCAATAAAGCATTTCTGCTTTATGCCGCTAATGTCTAACGGAGTTGTAATCGGCACTCTTAATCTCAGTCACATTGAGCAGGTCTTGCAGAGCCTGCGAGCCAAGCACGAAGTATCGATCTTCGTTCTCGACCTCATTCTCGTCCAGAATTTTCTTGGCTTCGAGAATCTTCGCCAAGTTCATTCCGGTCGTACCAGCTTCCGCAACAGTCTGAGCGCCCGTGAACGCAACGCTCGAACCCGCACCGTCGGTCGCGCTACCAGTAGCGGCAGAGATGATGAGATCGTCGATTGCACGACCCATCGCCCACGCGCCGGATTTGGTGTACGCACCCTTCGGGTCGACGATCATGCGAACGTCGTCCGTCCAATCGTGCATCGTCGCCCAATGGTAGTCGGACAGCGTTGCAACACGTCGATCGTGAGTCATCTCGACGTTTGGAGTTGCGGTGTAGCGAGTCGTTTTTGCTACGGCAGCCGTTGCACCAAGCCGCTCGAAGTTTACTTTCTCGCTGTTTGCGGTCTTAGAAAAGACCAACGGACGCAGCTTACTACCCTGCTGCTGGGCAAGTTGCATAACAGCATCTTGATACTGTTGTGCATACCAATTACCGCCTGAATAGGCCATGATGTAATCCTCTTAAAAAGCAATAAAAAAAACCGGCTAATGCCGGCCGTCTTTTTTCGAGGAGCTACCCTTACGGACTCATCTGCGTTTAACGCCCGTCGGCGATGACCTACCTAGTCATAAGGTTCGGACGCTTACGCGCTACCCGAGGCCAAGCCTCCGTTCAAACATATCGGGTTCGGCCTTATCATCAGAACGGTAAACCGCCTGATAAAGTTTTGAAACTTTTTCAATCGCGGCGTCATGGCCGGGATTGTTGGCATCGTTATAAGGATGCGCAGGATTAGAGAGGATCTCATCGATCTGGTGACGCGCTTCTGCAGGCGTCACACCGAGCTGGCTTCGATCGCCAACTGCCATAGCCGGATCTTCAGAAAACCCGCGACCGATCTCTGCAAACGCTTTGACCAGCGCGACATTGTTGCCAAGGCCGGTAGCCTCCAGCTCACGCGCCAGCTCTTCGCCGCCGTAAACATTAAGCGCGGCCCTGGCATCCTGAATCTTTACGTCAAACGCCTGGCCCCAATCCTGCTTCAGCTGCGACAATGCTTCGGCCTGAGAGCGCTCGGCGATGTTGTTGTTTTCCTGGACGCCGGAGTTCATCCAATCCACGAGGCCATTCGCCTGATTGTTGTTAAGTCCCAGCTCATGCAGCTTCTCAAGCAGCGCTTGCTCGGCATCGTCGAGGGCGCGCCCTTCGTTACCAATACGGTAGTCATTTGCAGAACCAGGTCGACCGGCGCGAGCATAAAAGGCGTCCCACTCTTCTGGCGTCGCATCGTCACCAGGGAACCGACCCATGCCAGGCACATTCATCAGCTTGGCGTTAAAGTCATTCCAGACGTCTTCGCCTGCATCCTCACCAGGAATGCGGATGCTGCGTCCTATGTACGACTGCGCGTCGGTGTAAGCCTTAGCTAACGTAGCGACATCAGGAATGTCGCGCAGTGCGCCGGCCTCGCGTATGGCTTCGGGCAGTGACTCTCGCCAGCTGCCAACTGCTGTGTTTTCTTGAGGCGCCTCTGCTGGCGCTTCGGTCATTATTGTTGCTGCTGCGGCTTCTTCGCTCATAACTAGTTATCCTCGCGGACTAGATTGATTAAAAAATTGACCACATCCCGCTGACCTTCATTAAAAGCCGTTTGGTATGGATCTCCAGGGGTGTGAGAAGTACGCAAAATGTACTGCTCGAATAACGCTGCCATCACCAATTCGCCGTCAGGCGAATCCATGATCTTGCGCCATTTATTTATAAAATCTTTTTGATTGATCATCCTTGCTGTAGACCAGCAATCACACCAGCGACGTTCTCCTGACCGGCCTGCTCAATTCCCTGAGCCGTCTGCGCGGCGCCTTGGGCTTGTTGCAGGGCCATCATCTGCGCCATCTGTTGTTCCTGGGCTTGCTGTTCTCTTTGTCGTTGTATTTTTAGTTCTTGCATCTGCTCCATCGACTTGATGGCCTCTGCCGGCACACCAAGACGTTTCGCCATCATCCGACCGATGTTTTCAAAATCCACGACGTCAATAACGATCGGATTGATTTGTGCCATCTGCGCCAGCTGACCGATCCAGCGTTCCACGGCAAACACTTCTTCCATCTTCTGCGCTCGCGCCAACGGCGAGACGTATTCGACGTCGAGCTTGTTACCGCCATCCAAGAGTGATTGCGGCGGCTGCTGAAACATACCGGCGCGGAACATCAGCATAAACACGCGCTGAATCAACGGGTTTAGAAATTCACTTTGGAGTCGACCCACCACCGGGCCTAAGATCTGCTGCATCAGCTCCATGCGCGCCCGGACCTCGGTTGCGGTCATGTTCGGGCCTTCGTGCAGCTGCAGCTGATCATTAAAGAACGCGCGACGGATGCTGGATACCAACTCGCTCGACTTGATCTGGCTGACCTGCCACTGCGTGCCGTTCTGCATCGGACGCACACCATTGATGTCGCGGACGTAAGTCAGACCGCCAGGATCAAGACGCAGATCACCGATGATGCCGTTGTAGGCTGCAAGTGTCGGCGGGTCAATTGTCTTTTCCCAAGCACGCATCTCAAACAGCTTGGCAGCATTAAGAGTGCGAATGTCCGCTCGCGCCATCATGGCAGGCGAGAATCCATAGACGTCGCCGGACAGTTTCGACCAGCGCGGCACCATCCACGGACACTCATAATAGCCGTCTTCTTTAATAAGTTTTTTATCCCTGACCTGCACCCAGCACGACGCCCACGGGCGATCGACACCTTTCGCAAGGTCCATCGCCACAACGCCGTCACGCGGATATACGGCGTGGATAAATTCAAACTCTTTGTCTGGCTTATCTTCAAGCGCGCGCTCGATTGATTCGCCCAGGTCTTCTTTCGGGAACAGCTGTTTCGCCTGGCGAGCAGAGAACTTCAGCGTGCGATATATCGTGTCGACCTTGCCGTCGACGTTTTCGGCGACCGCAATCTCGGACAGATGAACCGTGCGAAAGTTGAGCGAGTCCTGATTGTCGGCTTTATCGGTCTCGACCAGCATGGCTGCGGTACCGAAACAGCAAAGGTCTAAGTACAGCTCGTTGACTTCGGAATTAAAGTTAGATTCTTCTAAGGCTTTGTAGATTCGATCGACCGAATCCTCAAGCCACTCCATCGCAGCGTCGTCGTTGTTTAGCTCTTCATCACGGTAGCGGATATGAAACCAGCGACCACTGGGCGCTGTCAGGGCGCCGTGCAGGCCGGACGCTAGGGTCTGGTTAGACGTGATCGCGGTCGAGTCATAAATATCCTCGTCGCGTTTGTCGCCGTAGGCGCGCTTGGTAACAAAGTCGGCACGGGTCGGCAGAACAAACGTCGCGACCTCGTCCCATATGTTGTCCCAGTTCTCACGCTTATTCTTTAGATCCTTACAGCGTCGAATGATCGCTTCTGGATCGGGCCGTTTGCCCTTTTTACCGTACTCTGCCATTAGCCTGAGAGCGAAGTCACTTTAACACCTTCGGTCAGCAAGGTTGGGTTTAACCCGGTTGGAGATGTTTTTACTGTGGATGCAAAACCTGACTTAGCTGATTTAGAGCGCAGCCAGTTTTCATAATCCTCTGGCGAATTCACCCAATCAGGAGCGCCTGGAAAAGTCGTGGCTTTTTCTGCAATCTCAGTTTTTGCCTCTGCGGCGATGTCTTCAGTCTCTACAACTCTTTCATCAACCTTCGTTTCAGATTCTTTGACGTACTCATCAACGGTACCACTGCCGCCAGAAGAACCAGAACCTGAACCGCCGCCAGAACTCTCTTCTGCTGCAGCTGCTTCAGCTGCGCTGTTCGCTTTGTTTGCACCAAGGTCAGCTAACTCAAGTGTGCCGCCCTCACCTTTGCCGACAACACTTCTAAAACTTCCAGAGCCTGGAGAGATCTCGTAGTAGGTATTTCCTTCATACTCGATGCCGCGCCTGCCGGTCTTAGTCATGTAAATACGCAGCTTGCTGCGGTCGTCAACACGATAGCCGCCAACCTTGCCCTGTACAATTTCGCCTAAGCCCTCGTAGTCTCTGTTTGGGTTGTCTCTAAAACCAGGCAGCATATTGCCATTCACCTTCGGCGTGTACTCTTTCCCCTCTGAGGTATAAATTTTATTTGCGGCTTTTTTTCCTCCTGACGAAGAGCTTGAAGATGATGCCGCACGTTGTATATTGGTTGCTGCTACAGATGACGCCGGGGCGCTAGGTTCTTTTGCGCCGATATTGTTGAGATACCCTTGGTAAGCGGCGCGGGAATCGTTAATACCTATTTCTCGCGCTCTTGCAGACCAAGCCGCAAATGTTTTTACTGCCATCCTTTTACCCTATCGCTCGAACCACCCGTGTTGGGCGGTGCTGTTGAATACTTCCCACCTCATCCCAGCCCATGCAAAAAGTACGCATGGCGTCGGCTGCGTGAGATGACCAATCGTGAACCGGCTTTGGACGCCAGGTCTGATTCTTCTCGTCAAAATCCTTACGGTAGGCCGCAAGACAAGCGATTAAATGACCGCACTGGTCTTCATCGAAGACGAATCGGTTAAACATCGCTCGAACGCAGTTGATGCCGTCATCAACCGGTGCTTTTCTTACCACCGAAAAGAACAGCCCCAGGTCGCGCGCCATCTCGATGCGGGTCTTGCCGCTCGTGAAGTCACGCGCTGCGATGTCATGTGGCGCAAAGTGTTCGCCGTAGGTGTAACCCTTCTCTTTGATCAGGTTTACATAGAACGGCAACGCCTCACCGGCGTGCTGCTCAAAATCGATGACGTTGATCTGTTGATCAACGACCTGGCAGAACACGATCGCCGTTGAATCTCCGATACCGATGTCCCAACCGGTGTAGACCGGGAAACCGCTGCGGTGCGGGACAGTCGTGATGCGGTTCATAGCACGCGCTTTGTCGAGCTGGTCGCGGTAATACGCGCCAGGCAGTGCAGCATCCCAACTGCAAAAATACTCAGACTGAATCAGCTCCTCGGGCATACCCTCGTCGCGTTCACGCTGAATAGCGTC